ATAGGATTTTACCGTTACCAGTTGCGGCGAGTGCGGCCACAGCACAACCCATAGCCACATCAGCATCTAATGTACTACGCAGTAGGACAGCATCAAGATTTAACTTGGTGTCCTTTGCGTAGTCTGGCAACGCTTCCTTGACGGAGTCGATGAATGCCATTATAGAGTCTCTCCGCCTACTGTACGGTTACAAGCGCATAGCTCGCCAGTTTGTAGCGCATCAAGAATACGCAGAGTTTCTTCTGGACTACGGCCAACGTTCAAGTTGTTGACAGTCACGTGTTGGATTTCGTTGTTGGGGTCAACAATGAATGTGGCACGTAGAGCAGCACCTGCTGGAGCATAGAATACTCCCAACTGTTCAATCAATGACTTCTCGCCACGCTGTGTATCAGCAAATTGATTGTGTGTGATCTTTTGTAGATCACTATGTGCTTTCTGCCAGCTAACTTTGCAGAACTCATTGTCTGTGCTACCTGTGAGCAATACAGCATCACGATCAGCAAAGTCACCTGCTAACTTGTCATAGGCTACGATTTCTGTAGGACATACAAATGTAAAGTCCTTTGGATAGTAAACGATTACTTTCCACTTGCCTGGAAAGGATTCTTCAGTGATGTCAAAAAATGCATCTTCTGGTTGTCCAGGTTTAACACCTGTGACCACGAACGGTTCTAATTTATCGCCAACTGTTTTCATTTAATTCTCCTTGTGTGTGTTGAAAACTATATTCAGTGTTTATACTGATTGTTTATTGTAATAGTATTTACAAATAAGATCAAGCATTTTAATTGGTTTTTTCAATAATTATTTTAATAACGCTTATTGAAAAAATTAATAACAAAAAAAGAGCCCGGAGGCTCCTTTGATGTATTCTAAGAATTAATTAGAATGAGTACTTAACACCAGCGGCAACTGTGCTGCCGTTTTGGTTGTTAATCTTGCTTTGACCAGCTTGGTAACGATAGTCAACTGTAGCTGCCAATTGCTTGGTCAACGGATAGCTAACACCTGCACCAACTAATGCGGCATAACCATCTTTTGCTGAACCGCTGTTAGCAACGTAGGCTGCACCTGCTTTAACTGCGATAGTAGCAGTAGCAACAGTAGCAACATCGTATGAACCAACTAAACTGTACTTGCTGGTATCTGTACCTTTGGTATAACGATCAAATCCAGCGGTTGCGCCAAACTTGCCAAACTTCTCACCAACGGTAAAGCCTGCACCTGGACGATCGTTTGAACCACCCATGTCATAGCTGCCATTAACTCCAACTTCAACAGCACTTGCTGAAACTGCGGCTAATGCCAACAAAGATGCGATTGCTAATTTTTTCATATTAATTCCTTTTTTAAAATAATGACTATTGTCATTCACTATTATATAGTATTGATTAATTAAAAGTCAAGAAAAAGCGGCATTTTCAGCCGCTTTTTGGTTGTTTTGGTTACAAGGTAAGTCCTACCCCGGACACGCTGTTTTTTAGGCAGCTAAAGCAAATTTGCTTTCATTGGCAGCACCGCGAACGGTATTACCTGTGAAGCTCATCGCTGTAAAGTCGAATGTATCTGCGTTTGCATTTACGAGTTTTGCTTGATTTACAGTCATCGCCTACTGTGTAGATCTTATCCATACTTACTGCCACGTCGAAACTAATTCATCCCCATCAAAAGCATACTAAGGTGTATAAAGAGTTATGACTATGTCAAAGAGCTCCTGGGATACCAAACCTGATCTTTTTACAGATTAAAGTATGCTTATGGTGGAGATGCCGGGCTCTGCCCCCGGGTCCGCAACCGCTTTTTTTCAAAGCATTAAACTACAATTCTGTTTCGTAGCATACTCGATTTAAGTCTGCCACTACTAAATCCTTTAAGTTTATACTCTTGTGCTTTTTCACACAAGATATAATGTTCCTTAACACCATTATTTACCCAAAGTTTGGTAGGTCCTACCAACTTACGCTGGTTGAATATTACTTGCCTGTTCGCCTTTTTGGCCCATAGTTACATCAAATCTTACACTCTGTCCTTCTTGTAGGCTTTTGAAGCCACTTGAACTAATCTGTGAAAAATGTGCAAATAAATCTGCGCCACCGTTATCCGGGGTGATGAAACCAAAACCTTTAGCGTCATTAAACCATTTTACTTTACCTGTTGCCATTTTAATAACTTTCCTTTAATATTAAATTTTACTTTCTTTTTGACTGTATGTCAAGAGTTTAGAATGTAAAATCATGTTTTCTGTTACTAATTTGGTTAAAGTTGCCAATAAAATCAAACGTTCTTCTTCTGTGTAAACATCTTTGTCAAATTGCTCAATAATGCTTGTACCAATCATTTTCATTGCTTCTGTCTTGCCTTGCTTGAATAACCCCCAGTCAAATGGGTCACCATCTTCTACCGCAAATGCGATATCAATTAATTCTTCTAATGTTATTTTAGCCATCCTACCTTTTCTCCGCTATCAATTCTTCGTTGGTGTTCTTCAACACTCCCAGGAAAACGCCAAGCCCAAACGGCAACAAGGGCCATAAAGACAGCAGTACTGATAATTCCAATTGGTTTAACTCCTGTGAAAAACATAATGAGTAAACTGGTACTCATCATGAACAGCATAAAGAATTTCATCTTGGTAGGGAATACTCTACGCTCGTTCCAATTAGTTAAGAACGGACCAAATAGTGGATGACTATAGATCCAACGATGCATACGTTCGCTGCCTTTGCTAAAACAGTAGGCAGCAAATACCACAAAACAACTGTAGGGCAGTCCGGGAGTAATAACTCCGATGTAGGCCATTCCTAAACTTAGGAAGCCTAATGTAGTCCAAAATAATTTTTTCATCTTGTACTTATCGATTAGGCAGCTACTATTCTATTGATTCCGGCATTAGCAACAATGTCAGCATGTAGGTTAGGAGTAAACTTACCACCACTTGCGCCGTTTAATGTAGCCAATCTGTTCTGTGGTTTTGTTTTTGTAATACTGAGTCCTCCGGACGGTAGTCCAGGGATGGCATAACTGCAATGTATCCATACAGTCTTAGTTGGCAAATATTCAAGTAGCAGTTGATCGTACGGTAAGTTCTTGCTCATCCAAACAGCGATATCAAAATAGTCGTTTGAGTTAACTCCGCGAAATTGAAAGTCAGCGGCCTGGCCAGTACCATGTTGTCCGCCCCCAATGCTCGCACCATGTCGAAAGCTGTTGGTCATAAAGGCCTTGGGATATTGTTTCTTTAATGGTTCGTAGATGTTCAGTGCAAGATTGGCAAGATTATTAACAATCTGTGAAGGAGTCAACCCTGGATAACCTTGACTCAATTGATCAATAGTTCTTGGAAAAGTAACCTTCTTGATCATATCGCCGAGAGTGGTGCCGCTTGGAGTTAGAGCAGTACCGTATTCAAATGCTGTTCCGGTAATTGTAATAGTCTTACCATCAAATGACTTACCAGGCGGAACACCAGGTCCTGCTGGTGTAATGTCTTTAGTAAGTGCATCATACTCTTTCTGCGTGATCTTACCTTCTTTCAAGAATTCGTCAGCCTGCTTCTTACCTTCTGCTGCGGATGCTTCACTGCCGGTATCGTTCTGTTGAACTGCCTGTGCAATAGTTACACTCGGCACTGCATTTTGCTTAAATTTAGCTCGGGCTTTAGCAGCTTCATACAGGGAAATCTTTACACCATTAGCATACACATCTTCAGAATCGTATACTGGCTCAACTCTACCGTTAGTACCAAACCTTAGACCGATCACTGATCCAAGTGTATGTTGATGGGGTATTAGAAAATGTCCACCTTCTGTCGAGGAAGGACCGTATGCAGGGGTAATTGTCTTAGTGGCCATCTATTAAAAGCTCTTTGGCAATGCGTCTATCTTAGCTTTATATGCTTTTAATTCTTCAAGGCCAATAGAGGTATCCGGATTGTCTACGTAGTGTTTATATATGGACATTAGACCCAACCAATCAAATGCTGTAGAGGTATGAATTCCTGAACCTTCTGCCAATACGACTATTCGCTCAAGTGCTGTAGCGATTCTGTCGTATTTGTCCGAATAGTCAATGGCCATATTGCCAGTTGCTTCGTCAAAAACAACATTTATAGTTGTTGAAGAGTCCTGTGCTTGTACTGGTTCAACTTGAAAACGTGGTCCTTGAGACATGGTATGATCCTAAAGTAGTATTTACACCAGCTGAATGCCAGTAGTCTGCTTAATAAACTGATCGGCAAATTGCTTATCTGTTGCTTCGGCTACTGTTACTGTGGTTTTTAGCAACTTTACTTCTTTTTCTGGATTCACTGTAAACAAGTACGGCATTAGCCCAGGACCACTTGGTCCCATGCCTATAACCTGTGGGTGACTCAATTTATAATAAGTTGCTGTTTCTTCTGCGAGTTTAGCAACAAGTTCTTCACCCGATGTGAGTTTTAGGGTGATCACTTCACCGACCGTTACGCCTTTATCAATTAGCATTTTCTAACCTTTTCTTAAGTTCTTGGAATCCACCTACTAACTCGTCATCGAGAAAGATCTGTGGAACTGTACGTGCTGTTGGGATTGCTTCTAACAAATCTTCTTTGGTATAACCGTCACCAATTTTCTTTTCTTCAAATACAATGCCCTTTTGTTTCATTAGTGCTTTCGCCTGATCACAATAAGGGCACTGATACTTACTCCATATCACTGCTTTCATATTATTATCCTGAGTATACTACGCCACCATTTTTATCCGTAACTCTAACCAAAAGAGCACCGCGGTTCTTTTTCTGTAGAGCTGCTGAAATAGCAGCTTCTTCAGTACCGTAGGTTCCTAAGTTAGTCCAGGATTCAAATGGTGATTTGTTTTTAAATTGTGCTTTGAACATATTGTATTATATAGCCGGAAGTGCATCGTAGTCAATATTTTCACTCATGACTCCGATGACATAATTGGTACTTTCGCTTTCTTGTAAGGCTGTTTGTTTGTTGCTGGTATTAACGTGTTTGTTAAACCACGGAATTGGTGTTGTTTTTGATGCAGTACCCTGATATTTGATGCCAATATCTTTAAGTGCGCCGACTGCTGTGTAGTCTACAAAATCTTTAAGAATATTAGCATTAAGTCCAATTACTGGGCCTTTGTTAAACAGATAATCTGCCCAGGCTTTTTCTTCACGGATAACATCTTCGTATAGTTTATAAACTTCTTGTTCACATTCGCCTTTGATGTCAGCAAAGCGACTATCATCTTTGATTACTTGATTGATCAAGTAAGCAGTCCAACCCTTGTGTAACAGTTCGTCTTGTAGGATTAAACTGATAATGTTGCCGTTGCCGATAAAGATTTTATTCTCAACCATTGCTAAACTTGTAGCAAAGCTGACCATAAAGCGGAATGCTTCTAATGCGTATGATGCGTGTAGAGCCATCCAAATTGCTTTGATGTGTGTCTTCTCGTTGATCTTTTCTCCAGCTTCTTTACGGCAGTTAATAACGTGTAAGGCATCATAGTAATTGCCTACGCTGGCAGCCATGTCTACGATTTCTTTGGTGTCATGGATTGTGTTGAATACATCCTTAGGCACGTTGTAGATGTTACGAATGATATGACTGTAACTACGACTATGAATATTGGTTTCAAAGAATGTCCAGTTGTAGATAAGTGCTTCAAGCTCTGGCAATGAGCATACTGGAGTAAACACTTGACTTGGCGCACGACCTTGTAAACTATCCAATGCCGTTTGACGTAGTAAGTTTGATGTGAAGATATGCTTTACAGCATCGCTGGCATCTTTAAAGTCATTGCTGTCTTTGCTTAGGCTAATCTCTTCTGGGACCCAAAAGAAGCCACGTGCTGTTGTTTCAAAGTCTGCAATCTTTTTATATTTGACTTCTTCAAATCGTTGAATGGTTACAGGACCAGCTGGGTCTAGAAACATCTTACGATTAAGATAGTCTGTCTTTGTGTTTAAGTTATATTGCGCTTGACTCATTTACATGTTCCCAATTAATAATTTTCCATTGATTCTCTAAATACTTTTTCTTATCTGCTTGATAGTCTAATGCCCATGCATGTTCCCACCAGTCAACTAACACTACAATATCTTTCTTGATCGCATGGTTAGTGATTGTTTTAATCTTACCATCCTTGGCAAGATAGACCCAACCACTGCCTTGAATTGACATTGCTACCTTAAGAAACTCTTCTTTAAACTTGTCAAAAGTTTTATAGTGTGTTTCGATTAATTCCAAGGATGATCCCACGGGCTTGTTTGAACTCTTAGGCGTTTGATATTGCTGAAATAAAATGTTATGTAGAAAAACACCAGCTTCGTTGAATGTCGCATCACCCTCGCCATTGTTATATCTTTCAGCATAGGCTTTTGCTAATTTACTGTAGTGATAATTGATGGTGGCTTCTGATATTACTGGATCAAGTTCGTCTTTGTTGTAAGGCAAACTTTTAATTTCGAGTGTATCTGGTTTGCCTTCGAGCAGAACGTTTCTAATAAAACTGTAGGACATTATAGTTTACATGCCTCACAGTCTTCTTCAATACTTGTTTCTACTTCACGTTCATTATGAAAGCCGTTATAGTGTACTTCTGGTGTTGGCTCTGCTTGTGCTTTACTGCCAGCTTTATTGATTAGGCTATAGTAGAATGTTTTCAATCCCCACATGTGCGCCTGCATTAGATTTTTAATAATCAATGTAGTGGGCACTTTACGATCAGCCCAATGTGCTGGATTATAGAATGTGTTAGTACTGATACTTTGATCAACATAGGCAGCTAATACTGCGGCTGTTTTCAAGTAACCGTCACAATCTTTTTGTTCCCACATCATTTGATATTTGTTTTTCAATCTATGATACTCTGGAACAACCTGTACAAACGATCCTGCCTTTGATTCTTTAACGCTGATCAAACTCATAGGCATTTCAATACCGTTAGTTGAATCAATTACCACGCTCGAACTTTCTACAGGAGCAATGGCCATCAAGGTTGCATTGCGAACTCCGTACTGTTTCATATTAGTACGCAAGGTTTCCCAATCAAGTTCGGGCGCAAAGTCTGCAAGTTCATTAACTCCTTTGGCACGTAGTTCCCAAGGAAAGACGCCCTTGCCGTATCGTGTATGTGCGCTATGCAGACAAGCTCCACGTTCTTTGGCAAGTTCAACTGTTGCTTCTGTTAGATAAAATGCTTGATGTTCCATCCAGCTCTTAACATCTTGTAATGAATCTTTCTCTCCGTACTTGAGTCCACGCTTGGCATGCCAGTAGGCTAAGTTAGTTACACCGATACCTAATGGCTGTATCTCATCGTTACTGAGCTTGCTCTGTATCGACAAGAAGTCTTGATAGTCAAGAATGTTACACAGGCTACGCTGTAGAATCCTACAGGCTCTACGCATATCCTCTGGGTTACGGAACGA